CTGATGTCAGATCTTAACGACGCTTTAATGTTTTGCGTAGAGATCGCAAAAGCAGTTGTTAAGCATTCTTCGAACACAGATTTGATATCGGCTAACAAGATTATTCTATCAGGAGATGATATGGTTTTTTTATGTAAAGTAAAAATATATGCAGCCAAAAAACTGAAAATAATGCTTTTAGATGAAGCATCTCGTAATTCCAATTATATCAGAATTTGTCGAAATAAAAATCATAACCCTAATGACTTGTGGGAAGCTCTTGCTTGGAATCATAATTTAGTCTAGACATCGTAGTTTAGAAAAGCCCTCGTGGGCCGGCAAAACATCTCATCACTTTAAAGTGCCGAGATCATTCCAATATTGCAAATGATGAGGGAAAGAAGATGCATTTCTCCTTTTCCTGCATTAAATTTCAATTTATATCCCTCCTGGATATAAATTTGTATTCCAATCAAATAAATCTATTTTTTTTTATTAAGCAACTTTACGCTATTATAATCCGATGACACGTGTTGAATTGATGTCACGAAATTTGTTTTTTGTCATTTCATCTTCGAACAAAAAGTCGTAATTGGTCTGTGTATTGCTCAAAAAGAAGTTGTTGTCATGATTAATATCTAAATTAACGGCCATGCAAAAAAAGGCACTATCGCACAATAAATTAAATTTAGAATTTTTGATTATTTCGATATAATACGGTATTAGATGTCCTATCAACTTATTCGCCAATTCATGGCGATCACTTCCAGGCTCGTAGCAATTGAAGTTTGGGTTTACAAAGAATATTTCGTTTTTGGTTACTTGCATCTTTTGTTCTACTTCTTCCATAGTAAACTGCAACCCTCTATCAGAAAAATTGTGAACAAAGGCGTAATTGGGTTCTTGGTTCTTCAAAAGCATGTATAGCTGAGTGTACTCTTCTTTTTCAGGGATATGGTAATAATTTCTGAATATTTTATAATCGTAATTCAATTGCTGGTAATATGCCAGAGGTACTCGAGATAAATTTAGATATTTACCATTCCACCACCCTGTATCAATAAATTCATAAGCAGTGCAATTCGCGCAATCACGTATAATTTCATTTACTTTATTAATATCATAATTATGATTCTCGAGATTAATAAAGTTATCACATGCATAGAATGAAATACATGGATCGTCCTCGTATATTAATCTCAGGTTTTCATAATTCCGGTTGTATTTCTTCAGTCCTAAATATTCTTTCAAATAAAAAATTACTACTTCGTCATAATAAGTGCTCAAATACCTAATAAGACCAATTGCAGTGATATGATCACCCATACCAAGATGAGTCAGTACAAACACTTTCGACTTTTGCGTCGTCGATCTATTAATTTTTCGAATGATTCGAAGCTTTCTATTAGTTTCTTTCAAAATGCGCTTACTCGTTGTCTCGTTTTGACAAAGACATTTGCATTCATTTTGGCATTTACAGAGACATTCTTTTTCGCAATGGCAAATTTCATGATCGCGAGTTAATTGTTGAATGTTGGAATTTATCAGTTGTAGTACTTTGTAATAGAATTGATTACCGTTCAAGTATGGCTCCAGTTTCGTGTATAACGCATCGTAAACATCATGCTTCGCATCTGCATGATCATTTTCAGAAGAATTCAATTGAATTTTAAGCACAGAAAGTGAATCGAATGCTTCACCTAAATTCTTAATCAGTGTCATTTTTGTAATGTGTATAAAATGTTATCCTTTAGTAACAAAATTACGAGAATCAATTTATATCTTGGAAGATATAAATTATGCAGAGTCTAAAATATTTAAAAGTTCACTTTCATCGTAATAACTAACGAATAAATTTTTTTTAATACTTTTACATTCTTTCAACTCTTTTTTCAAATCTTCTTTTACTTCTTTTGCTAATTGCGTTAAGTTTTTATCTTTACGAGCATTAATTCTTATTTCTTCAATCTTTGGACAATTTGTTAAAATTGGCTTAAACACATTTACTATTTTTTTTTATTTGTATCAACTAACAAATGAATTTTTTTGAGATTTGGAGGTAATATCTTTGACATTTCAATGTCATATCCAAATTTTAAACCTAATTCTTCAAGATTTTCCATTTTGTTAAGTTGCAGATCTTCAAGTTTAAACGGATTGTAACGCCCCTGTGTCAAAATTAACGTCTTAATATTCTGATGCGTATGCAAATTTCTTGAATATATCTCATTTGATATTTTATCTTCACCATTAGAATTGTAATTGTCCACTTCAACTTCTTTCAATTCTAAATATTTGACGGTCCTGGAGGTATATATGGCAAACAAATTCTGAAACCTATATAAACTCTTTCAAGTGTTGAAATTTGAAACAAGGCATCTAATGCTTTTTCTTTACCTTCTTGAAAGTAAAACCAATCATAAACTCCTTCAAAATATATTTCTTTAAGACAAAAAAAAAAGTTGACAGGACATCAAAATCTGAAGTTCTTTTAATGATAAACGAATTACTTTATAAAGATATAGATAAAACTGACTATTTCGTTTTCAGCAGTGTCATTTTTATATACACTTATAAAAATGTTACAATATATGTCGAAAAAACCTCAACAAGTTGAGGTTAATGGAGAACAAATGGAACTAGTAAACCTTCTTGAATCATTTACAGTAGATGTAAATGGTCAGCAAATGGAACTAGTCAATTTACGCGAAAATTTTTCATTAGATCCTATGGATCCTATGGATGAATATCTATCTAATCAGACACCGTTAGTGATAAATGACATTCAAACAAATGAAAAAACGAAATTAAATAATTATCCGACTGAATATTTTGAAGAAGCGATTATTATACCTCCTCTTAATACTGATATCCGATTCAGCTCTGTTCTTCCACTTCATGCACCTACAGAAAATGAAAAAATAGGGATGAGCGTTCATAATAAAAATATTATAGTAGAAGATTTTTTTGAATTTACAAGTCCCGAATACTTACCTGATAATAAACCGTACTTGCCTTGGGAACATCAACATCGATACAAAAAACATCCAAAAGGCATCCACGAACATAAAGAATTTCAAGAAAATTTTTCATGGGCTATATCAACAAAAGAAGACGATGTGCTAGACCGAATCAAAAAAACTATTATCCACCCAGTTAGCACTCAACATTCATGTGGGTCTTGTTGGGCAGTTTGCTTTGCAGATACAATGAGTGATTGTTTAGTGGTAAGTGGGGCAGTTGGATGGTCTCCGAGAATATCAGCAACGTATATTATGGCTGTAATTCCGACTAATGGTATTCAAAGTCAATGTGCAGGAGGAAATCCAGCTAAAGTAGCTGAATATCTAGAAAGTGTCCCACTAGTAGATTCGTCTTGTATTGATTATTCATGGTGTTCCGGAGATAGTAAAGTGTGTACTAGTCTGTCTTCTGCTAGCCACTTTGATGCAAAAGAGCTGTCAGGTAGATTAAATAATAACATTCCCAAACCAGCTGGTTGTTATTTTGGAGATATAAAAAAATGGTTATACAGAATTGACTCTGGGAGTGACTATTTTTCTATTAACAAATCCACTCCAATTGATGCTTTTCGAAATTCTGTTAAATCACATATACTAGATTATGGCCCTGTTATTGCTGGATACGTTGTATTAAAAAATTTTTTTAAAAGTACACATACAAATCCTAAATTAAATGGAGGCGTATACTTTGATCGAGCTGACTATGAAAACTATTCTCCAGGAAAAAAATTATCTTTTAGTGATTCTAAAACAAAAGAAACCAAAGGATTGCATGCCGTAAGCATAGTAGGATTTGGAGTAGCACGAAATATACAATACGATAACGATAAATTTGGAGATGTTCCTTATTGGCATGTGCGTAACTCGTGGGGAACAAATTGGGGATATAAAGGTTATTTTAAAATGGCCATGTATCCATTCAATAAAGTTTCACAATTTGATAAAGAAGTAATGACTGATATAGGTGGTCCAGTCGGCTCGATGATTTTGATAAGAGCTACCAAACGTCCAACAAAAGGTATACTTAAACAAATACAGCAACGTTATCTTCAAAGCATAAATAGAAGTAAGCCTGATGAGTATTATAAGGCTAATGCTGACAACGTGAGACTTATTAATAGAGAAAAACTTCCAAGTAATATATTTTATTCATCAATCAAGAATGAAAACATTAATATATTTATCATTGCTTTATTTTTTGGTGTCGTTACAATTTTTATCTTATCATATACGCGTCTACAATACTGACGAAGGAGCAGATGGTTGAAAAGGAAAGTACAGCGAAGAGATGCTGTTACTGACTTCACGTCGTAACGCCTCGTATGCGCTAGTTGAACACGTATTGTTGAATACGATGTTTGCAATTCGAGTATCGTCAATACCGAGAACTAAATCGAAAAATGTACGTCCGCCAAAAGTTTTGAACCAATTAATATTGGCTTTGTTAGTGAGCAACGCGTTAACCAGGTCATAATTTCTAATATTTTCAAATAAAACTTGAGTAAAATCACAATATATGTACATAAGATTTATTAAATCGCGATATTTTCTTTCCTTTTTCATACAAACAGTGTAGACAGTATTGACGTTTATATTGGACAGTTTTAACAAATAAATTATATAAGACAGTGAATATGACTTATTTAAATATGCTTTTAAAAGCATTTTATCATCTTCACTGAGTATAGGATGAGAACATAAAGGGCATTTAAGTTTGTATAGTTTTTTGACACACTCATCGTGAAAAATATGACCACATAGCAATTTCTGGCTTTTTTGTATGTGTAAAAACTTAGATAATCTTGAAAAAGGGATAATTGTTACTCTATCAAGACATATTGAACAAATTGGTCGTTTCATTTTTCTACGAAAATGAAACTTTTAACAGCTTTGCTGCGATGCTAAGGAGATTTTTTCTATTTGCTGTTGTAAAGAATCGATTTCTTGATTCAACTTATTAATTTCGTCCAATTCAACGGAATTCAATGGATTGAATTCACTCCATGGATAATGATTTTTCATTTTTCTGAGGCGGTTTTTAACCGACTCCAATTCATGCGTAATCATTTCACATCTATCATGTTTGAGTTTTGGGGTGCTGTTTTCGATATCGTTCACCAATTTGTACAATTCAGTCTGTCTGTCTAGTAATTCATACTGAAATTGATTCACCTCAGACGTTTCTCTCAACTTTTTATATTCTTTGTCTATTTCGCTTAGTTGTGTGTTTAAGTTTTCGACTATCATTCTATTTCTAATAATTTCTTCAATGGTAATTGAGTCTTCATCATTTTTGCTAGTCTCTTCAAGTAGTTTGAGACGTTCAAATCGTTTGTTCAATCTAAAAAGAGCAGTTTCGATTTCTTGAATATTATCGTCGAACCAAACTTCTCCCTTTTCAAAAATGTACGGACCAAATTTGCTATATGTTTTTAATTTACACATCTCATCACATAGCTTTACACGCGATAAAGTCAGTGAGCTATGAACATCTGAAATTTTAAAGTAATCAGCATTTAAATCATCGTAATTAAGCATCTCGTTCTTGAGATGCTTGATGCTGATATCCAATTTTGACATCTCTTCACGTAATTCTTTTAGACGCTGACCATTTTTAATAAGTCTTTCAATAATTAATTTATCTACTTCTTTTTGTAGGTCATCTGGTAGATTTTCATATATATAACAAGAGTCCATATTATCGTATTTGTCGAGGTAATCTAATATTTCAATTGGTTTCATTTTTTTATTCCTACACTTTTCTACTAAGTCTTTTGTATCTATCTCACGAATAAAATTTAATTTGTTCATTTAAATACAAAAATTAATATTCATAAGTTATTTGTCAAAATCGATCAAATTATCATTTTTGTTTATTTTCAAACTAGTAACCGCGTCTATAATTTTAGATACGTCAGGTGGTTCGCCTCTTTCTACTGATTCGATTGTTTCAGACACTGTTTTAAGCGTATTACGTGTTTCAGGATCTACATCGTTTTGTACCGCGTTTATAATTGTACTCATTGTTGATGTGAGATCTGCAAGTTTATACTTACCCGTTGTTAACCCCGACTTTACTTTTTCAACCATCGATTTGAAATCAGGTAAGTTCATTATAGACCCAACGTCTGTGATATCATTTAAATTGGAAACAGATGATTTAATTTGTTCCACAACATCTGAAAATATTAGATTGTTTTCAAGATTTGAAAGTGCCCCGCTTAGACTTGTTACTGATGGGTCTGAAAGAGATGGTAACGGTTTAGCGTTATTGAACAATAAATTATCAAGTTCAATCAAACTTTCCCAAAAAATACTATTTTGTTCTTCAGAGTTAGATAAAAAATTATCCATTGCTAATGTCAATGAGTGTTTACCTGTTTTGAAATTGGGGTCATCGAATACGCGATTTTTAATTTGCTGATTATTAATCAAAAATTGCTTAAACAGATTTACTTCACACATTTGATTGCCGGGCTCGATCCTTGACAAGTATTTTATGTATGTCACGATCATGGGGTATTTTCTTTTCATGTGGACTAACGATGAGAAAAAATTTACGTATTGCTCGAATTCCATTTTCATGAAAAAGTCGAATGTTTAACTCCTTTTTCAAAAAAGTTGATTTTCAAGTTTATTGAAAATAGAAATTAATAAAATGGAAAATGTCATTATGAAGTATCTTATTGATAATCTTGCCCCTCGGTTATCTCAACGTTTCAATCTTGAGTTAAATGACGTTGTTCAAGAAATATCGACTCTGGCACTTGTCAAAGCGCCTGTGGCGGTGTACGACAATCTAAAGAAAAAATCGACACCTGTTGCTCAAAGAAGCTCTTATACCTTCTTAACAGTTGAACAAATGAAGACTCTTGCTCGCGAACGAAAACTAGTAATACCTAACAGAATCAAAAAAACAGAATTGAATAAGATATTAGGCGAATATGACGTGCTAGCTTCGAAAGTAGAGTTGCCAGATGAAGCATTACCACTGACTGTCTTTAATAAAATTGTTAATTTGTATTGCAATTCTAAAAAAAACGTTTCGGTGAACGATGATTCTAGGAAAGATGTGCAACAAATAAAGTCATTTCAAGATTTTACAAATAAAACCATATTTGGTTTCAATAATCCAACTAAACTCTGGTATATAGGCGAAAAACAAGGATCAGGTGGTTTTGGTGTGATCTACGATGTTTCATGTCAATCTACTAGTAGTAAATTGGAAGCAAAAGTAATTAAAATTGAAAAAAAGCAACCAGGAGTATCTTTATTCATGGAAATAAATATATATAGAGAAATGAAAAAAATAAAAGCTCGAAATATTCTCGAAATGATTGACAATGGGATGTATAAACATATTCAAGATTCCGTGCAGGAAGATTATTATTTCATGATCCTACCAAAATGCGACTTTTCTCTCAAACAATACATCGAAATAGAAAAAAATAAAATGACAATCACAGAAATTAACAAATTATTAACAGATATCATAACAGCTCTTGAATACATACACTCTTGCTACTTACATCTCGACATCAAACCCGCTAATATTATGTATCTTAACAGTAACTGGTACTTGATTGATCTAGGTTTGGCAAAGAAGTATAAACGCGAGGAAGAATCAATTTTTGACAAGAAGTACGCTGGGAATGGAACTGCCTCTTACATGTCTATTCATGCTCATGATGGATGCATGAATCGTCGATGTGATTTGGAATCTCTTATATACATTTTATTCGAAACTCTATCCATTGAACTTGCTTGGAGAACAAAGCCAATTTTGAGAAAAAATGAGATTAAAGAAGCTAAAATTAAAATGCTTACATTATTTAACACCTTCTCTATTCCATCCAATTTTATACATTTCATCGGCAGCATTCTCGCCATTAAACCCGGCCAAGACATAGACTATCAATACCTTAAAAAGCAAATTTTAGGAAAGTAAACTAAAATATCAACATCTAAAACTGTTGCTTTCATATGACGTGTCATATGAAAAATTGATTTTCGAAAGTAAAGAATAATTAAATTAAAAAATGGATACGTCTGACATTGCTTATTTAGACAAAGTGTTTGAAAAAATTAGAATCAATAAAAAAAATAAAGAAGATGAAAATCAGGAAGAACAATGTACTCATTATGAAATAGAGGAAAACGGAAAAATTATATGCTGGAATTGCGGAGAACTGATATCACAGAATTATATCACTTCTCAGTACACAACAACTACTAAAAGACGGCGAAAAATTGAGTGCACTATTTACAATGACATACCTTTGTATGTTCCGCAGTATATTAAAAATCAAACCGTTGATATATACAAAATAACTACTAATAACAAGACATTCCGCAATAAAAATAAACGCTCTATCCTACTTGCATGTCTTTATGTAGCGTCAAAGCTTAATAAAAAAGATTACTCATACACAGATCTACTTGAAATGTTTGAACTAAATTATCACGAAGCCAATAAAGGCTTTGAATTTATATCCAAACATATACAAAAAGATTCTCCCTACTTTATATCTTTCGATGTTGAAAAAGAATACACTAACAACATCAATGCATTACTCAACAGCCTTCGTATGAAGTCCCTTACCCCTTATGTATTCTCAGTGTTTGAATTGGCAAAGAAAGCCAAACTACTCGACAAGTCACAATGTAAATCTATCATATGCGCATGTATATACTTTTGGATCAAGCGCAAAAACATTGCAAAGTCTTGTAAAGATTTAGCAAGCAGTCTTAACATCTCCGATATAACTGTAGCTACTAGATACGTAGATGTCAGTGTCGTGGTGTTTAGACATATAATGAAACAGTTATTTTCAAAACTTCTAGAGAATGCCGACATCAATCTGGTTCAAGGGCGCAACAAACATAGAGAGTTCTTAAAATCCATTCCTCAATCGTCTATTTACAATCCTGATATCGAGACTGTTATACACAATCCATACGATCATACACAGATTGAAGCGATAAAAAAGAAAGTTGACATTAAATACCCATTAGACGACGTAACAGATGTCACAGAATGGAATATACTATTAAATAAACGATACTACACTACTAACAACGGACTCATCTTTATAGACGTGACAATATCCAAAAACACAAGAGATTTGACAATAGATTTTTCCAAATACGACCAAATAAATAAAACAAATGGCTTGAAACTCCTAAATTTAATTTTGGAGAAAAATTTTAGCAAATTTAAAGATCAAAGCGCCATGTAAGCAGAAAAATAATTTTATATTTTATCACACTTGTGTGTTAAAATCGTGCAGAACCGAGCGTATTTTACAAAACATTAATCATCTTTTCGCCAGAAATGCCAAAGAAGAGTTTGCTGTTATTTTGTAAAGCTTCTATTCTTTTGAGAGTGAGATAACTATCTGTCAGTAATTTCTCATTTGCTGTTGCTTCTATTTCTTTGGCTTTAGCTTTTGTTTCAGCATCTTTCAAGCGTATTTCGCTATTTGTGGATTCAGTTTCCTTGAGAATTGCATTTTTGATAATAGATTGTTCTTTTTCAAGAGAAAGTTTTTCTATTACAACTTGTTTATTCATCTCAGCTATGCGCTTATTAATTTTCTCTTCTTCCAATTTTTCATATCTACCTAAAATCTGTGTTGGAATTACCGGAATACTCAACCTAGTCGAGAGAATTTGCAAATAACTAGAATCGTTCAACCTAGTATTAATGTGTCTCTGAATATCTACTGTTAAATCATTCTGAACAGATGTAAAATTTGCCAGTATATCATCTACTGTTAATCGTCTGCATATTGATCCGATATAATTTCTAACATTGGAATATATTAAAACTTCGTCATAATCGATACCATATGATTTAATCACCGGAATAACTCCTTTTCGACTGAGAATATTAAAAACCTCGACATTCTCAAAAATTATGGATACCCCTTGCTTCAATTGACATTTAACATTTTTAACATTGTCCGATTGGAATATTACCGAGATATGATGATTCTCCGTCAATATTGGCATTTTGTACCCAAGTCCTGACTCGCTTGTGTCGCTCAACAATTTTCCAAATCGGTAATAAACATCTACGTGTCCTTCAGGAACCACATGAAATCCAAATAATAGGGTTGCGATTAACAAAATAATCGCAAAGCCAGACCCTACTAATTTAAACTTACTGTTACTCATTTTTATGCGATAACCTATCTTTAAATTGTTTTAAAATATCGGTGTAAACTTCCAACCTAGTTTATCAAACAGTTTTTTACATATAGTGTCATGAAAAAGTTTACGATCAATAGTCTTCAATATCGTAAAGTCTTCTATTTTACATGGATGGTCATGTCTTCTGAGTAATTGAAATAAAAGATATTGTACGTTCATAAAGTTTTTCCGATTTAAAGCGTCAGGCTTATCTTTTCCGTGCACACTGTCGTATATATCGACTAATTTTTGAAAGTCTTCGATCAATTGATTTTCCAAATGAGATATATCGTCGACTCGTTTATTAGTGAGTGTGAAGTATATCAGGTTTACATTCTCGTAGTGTTTAGTGTATTTCAGCTCTTTCAAGAACCAGGAGATGTGATTTCTTGTAATCTTTGAATATCGGAGATACTTGTGTTCACCTGTATTCGAATCATTTAGGGATATCAATAAACGATGTGCTTTGAACTTTCGATTCAGATCTTCGTAAACACAATTGGGTATTTTACAATTTTGTTTTCCTTGGTATTGCTTTATGCAATCTTGAAAATGTAGAACACGGTTATATATGAACTTTCCAACTATGTTAACTCGTGAATAATCTCTATGTGTTGTTCCAGTCTCGATTATAGTTTGTTGGTTCGAACAAAACAGACAGGTTCGTCTGTTGAACTCGTCTACCTCAAAGCAGCTTTCCTTATCACATTCAGAACACGTTTTTGGTATTTCCCCGCATACTATGGAATCTTTAGGGTCAAGAGGGAGATAAATATTCCATTGTTTATTGTTTATCAATTCGCGAGCTATATTCAAATATTTAACAACTAACAGATTCTTTCTTTCTATAATTTCCGTATTCTCGCTACTCACTCTCGATATGGGACTTCTCAATATCTTTGTGTATTCGTCAATAATTAGACTCGTTTGAGCGACAAATATGTTTTTCGTGTGATCGAACAAAATGGAATCTTGAAGTATCATTAGCTTTTGACGCAGGTCTTCATTCACATCATTAGAGAGCGCGTCAGCAATGAGCTTCAATTTTTCCTTATTTTCGTGTTCTTCTTTGTCAATAAATGCCATAATTAAGGCGTTTATAGAAATAATGTTTACCGACATTTTTCTAAAAAAAAATAATCCTTTATCTTGAAGATATTTTAAAATTTAAAATTTATTTATTAAAAATGACTAAAATAGCTGCGTTATTGATGGTAAAAAATGAACAGAGAAGAATTCATGTTACACTTGAAAGTATTAAAAATGAAGTAGATGGAATAGTATTATACGACACTGGATCCACAGATGACACGATAAAATGTGTAAAAATATTTGCAGAAAATAATAATATAGAACTTCATTTATTAGAAGGAGAATTTGAGGATTTTGCAACGTCTCGAAATAAAATGCTAGATTTTGCAGATACTTTTCATTATGATTATTACTTATTGCTTGATTCCAACGATGAATTACGACTCAGCTGCGCACTCAAACAAATTATTCAAGAATACAACGAAGAAATATTTTTAATAAAACAACAATGGTATATAGGTAATAACAACTCCGACTTGATATACTTTAATACTCGTTTAATCAAAGCAAAACCTAAATTCAGATATAGAGGTGTCGTTCATGAATATATACATAAAGATGACATGCTAGAAATTCCTAAATTATCAAATATCATCTTATTTCAAGATAGAATCGAAGATAATGATGGAAAAACTAGGGATAGATGGGAAAGAGATCTTGAGATGTTAAAAAAGGAGATTCAAAAAGATCCAACTGAACCGAGAACGCAATTTTATCTAGCTCAGACTTATCAATGTTTACGCAATGTAAAAAAAGCTAGACGCTATTACAAAAAACGTGTCAAAAATTTAAACGGCTTTTATGAAGAAAGATACTCTTCGATGGTTAGATTGGCGTTATTAGCAGAAGATGAAGATACAAAAATATCGTGGAATCTTAAAGCATTTGAACTTATAAAGCGAGCAGAACCCTTAATAGAAATTTCACGAATTTACAGGTTTAAAAACCAATTTCATCTTGCATATATGTTTGCAAAAATGGCTTGTATGCTTGATTACCCGCAGTCGAATTTAATGGTAGATGAAAAATGTTATTCTCATGATAGATGGCATGAACTTGGAATTGTCAGTTACTATGTTGCGAATGAGATAGCTCCATACAACTTAGAAGAAAGTAATAACGTGTTTATGACCGGTAAAGCTGCATGCGAAAAAGCAATCGAATCTGCTGATGACTTAATCAAGCAGATTGATATAAACAATTTAAAATTTTATAATTAAACGCATTTTTATTATGATGATTGATGATTCATGAAACATCGTTTCATGAATTTACTTTAGGATTTAGGCGACAATTGCGAGTCTGTCTCGTAAATTATCATAAGATATTTTTAATTTGTGATCTAATATTCTCTTTTGAATGGCTTGCATATCTAGTTTTAGTTTACTAAATGCATCGTCTGCGTAAGACTTTGTTTCTAGGGCGTTGAATATATTTCTCACATTTTCATACTTAAGAATGCTTGTGTTAATGTATTTACTAATTTGTTCCAAATTTCCATATGCTTTAATGTACTTGTACGACTTGACTGGGCCTATTTTTGGAATGTTGTCATTAAAATCGGTGCCACACATGATACAGAAATCTAACCACTTAGAGTAATCTAAATCTAATTTTTTTAAAATATTGTCTAAATAAATTATACTAAATACTCTAGATTTTAACTTAATATCTGAAAGCATTACAGGACATCCACATGCAAGCACGTCAGTATCTTTAGTGAGAACTGCGTATGCAATATTAGATTTGACAAGCTGCGAGCACAAAATCTCGGCTTCTCCTTCTGCTATTATGTAGTGTACACCGAATATACTACAAAGCTGCTTGACCAATTCAAAGTCATAACTTGTCAGTGTTAATACCTGCGACTTTAATTTTTCAACATACAATGTCACATGAGCCAAAGAGAAATTATCCTTTAAAAACTCATGACCTTTTTTAACAAGTTTATTATTAACGTCCCATAACAATTGACTAACCTTCTGGGTTTTATGATAACACTCCAAATCACGTTCCAATGACTCGATTCTGACGCATTGCATGTGTTTCTTTTCTTCCCTTTTTTTCTTTTCTTCCGACTTTTCTTCAGGCGATTTTCCATCAAATACAAATATTGGTTCTATTCCATGTTCTAACAATGCTACAAATAAATTCATAAATTCTTCTTCAAAAGTATTAGGATACACAATTTTATACATGCACACGAAAATTGAAGTATCTACTGCAATCTTTTTACCACGCAAAACATCAAAAGGAACCAATTCTTCAAAATGTTCAGGGTTATATTGGTTCTTTAAAAAATTTCTAATGCCTTTTATGCCCATTTTTTATTTTATTATTTCTTATTCCTGCTTTTTCAATTTTTAAAATTCATTTTTTAAAAAATGAATTTTTTGCATAATCGCAAATTGCTGATATAAAATGAACGAACATCCATTGACCCCATTGACAAAATCTACCATCGACATCATCAATCAAATTTCCAAAGATATTAATGAAGACTCTAAATGGATCACCAGTCAAGTTTACGAAGACATACAACATCTTAAAAGAACATTGAGTGAAGATCAATTGGCGTCGAGTGTACAACAGTATTTACAAAACCTGAAACTTGGGTGGAACCATCCCGTTTTTGCACAACACGCGAAAAATCAACAAGAAGAAGACGATTACATTCTCACTCCATTTGAAGTCGAAGAAGGAGTCGTTGAATGTCCACGTTGCAAAAGCTTCAAAGTCCTCTCCATGTCTGTTCAAACTAGATCTGCTGATGAACCAACAACTACTGTAGCAGAGTGTATCAAGTGCAAACTTAAATGGACACAGAACAGTTAATTTTTTTTAGTAAAATTATTATCTTTTGTTCAGAAAAGCATGACTAGATGGACAGTTGTACCTCAAAATATGAACAATAAGGCTCAGCCTTATGCTGATCCTTATTCTCAACCTTATTCTTATATGCCATACCGTGAAGCGACTAACTTAGCATCAGAAATGGCATACGCAGAAAATCAAAAT